ATAACCAAGTCGATCCAGATCTTCGGCTAGTTAGGTTAGGCAGGATTTTAGACTCAAACATGGACGATGCTCGATATAGCCATAAAGGAGGAAGATGGCTAGACCCTGATTTAGACATTCAGATCGGAGGTAGATTACTACAAGAAAAATACGACCACGAAACATGGCCATGGACCGAGCAAAACAAGGAAAACTCTAAAAAAGCGTCTTTTCAGTGTTTTAATTATCTTTTTTATCCTTTTTTTGAAAAAGACATAGAACTAGAAGGTAAGAACTATTTTATATAATGGCAGTTATTAATAGCGTTAAAAATTTCATATGGATCTGGATACCCAAAAACGCGGGTTCCTTTGTCTTCAGTCACCCCGATATAAGAAAGGGCTCTGAGTCTATGGCAGGAAACCATGAAAAGCTCAGAGAAATAGAAGAAAGGGTCAATTGCGATCTGTTTTTTAAATTTTGTTTCGTGAGAAACCCTTATGATAGAATTGTTTCTGCTTATCACCATTTTGAGAAATACCATAATTTCAATTGCTATAAAAATTTCGAAGAGTTCGTATTGAGTAATTTTGAAGGCGAGGACGGGCATATAAGTATGGCAAACTCAAAAACACACAAATCATCCTACAGAAGAGTTCAAGGCGATAAGGTTTTTTGGAATGATCATTTTGATACCCAAACGTCTTTTATAGAAGACGAATCTGGCAAAACTTACATGGATTTCGTAGGAAAGACGGAGAAAATGGAGCAAGATTTTAGTGAAGTATGCGAAATATTAGGCTTACCCGAAATAAAGAATGAAATAAAAAACAAAACAAAGCACGAAAAATACCCGTCTTATTTCGAGGGGAAAAATTCTAACAGAAAAATACAGATAGTTAACGAGTTATATAAGGAAGATTTCGAACGATTTCAGTATGAGAAATGGTAAATTAAAATTAAACTTTTGCGACTTTTGGCCTAACTTCGACAAGGAGAACAATTATTTTTATCATTTACTGAGCCGAAGATATGATGTCGAGATAGACGAGGAGGACCCTGATTTGCTGTTTTTTTCAGTAGATTATAACAGGAAAAAAGAGAGAGATCGTTATAAGGACCATCGGTGCAAAAAGATATTCTACACAGGAGAGAGCGTTTCCGCTAACTTCGACAAAAAAGGCTCTATAGAGATGAGTAATCATCAAGCTCATTACAGTATAGGGAAGTGCGATTTTGCTTTTACTTTTGACTTTTCTAGCGACCCGAGACAGTATAGGCTTCCGCTATGGGCGCTACAAATAGACTGGTTTGATAAAAAAGGTTACGGGAACCCAGAGGTCTTGATGAGCCTAAAGGACATCAAGTCAAACGAATACATAAAAACTCCTAAAACCCATTTCTGTGCTTTTATTTTCAACAACCCTGTTCCAATGAGAGCAGAAGCTTTCAGAAAGTTTAGCGAATACAAGCAAGTTCATGGTTATGGAAGGCCATTTGGCAATTGGTTCGACGGCGAAAAAGGCAAGTATGATGTTTTGCGGCATTATAAGTTTTCTATTTGCTTCGAAAACAGAGATTACGATGGCTATTATACTGAGAAACCATTTCATGCAAAGACGGCGGGAACCATCCCGATTTACTTTTCGAGCAAAAACGTTGCTCATGATATGAACGAAAAAGCTTTTATAAATTACGGTGACTTCTCTAGTATGGATGACTTAGTAGAGTATGTAAAAAAAGTAGATCAAGATCATAATTTATATCTGTCGTATCTTAACGAACCTCTTTTCAAAAATAATCATATAAAAGAGGAGTTTCGGCCAAATTCTGTTTTGAACTTTTTTCACGGTATTTTAAAATGAAAAACGAAGAAGAAAAACCTGACATATGTTTTCGTGAGCCTCATGACGGAGTTCCTAGGCCTCAGCCTATAGATTTCGTATTTAATTTCTTTTCGAGAAAAAAGAATGGGTTTTTTGTAGACGTAGGGGCGCATGACGGAGTCACATGGTCTAATTCTTTAGCCTTAGAAAGACAACTTCATTGGAAAGGTATATGTATAGAACCTAACCCAGAACTCTTTAACCTATGCGACGGGATAAGGACATCCATTAACCTGAACGAATGTTGCTCTGACGAAGAAAAGAACGAAATGTTCAGAATAATAGAAGGTGAGGCGGCCTGCATCGGAGGGATTGAGGGTTTTTTTGAGGAGGACCACAAACAAAGGATAGAAGAGGAAGTGGAGAGATACTCGGTAACTTATAAAGATGTGGCAATGCCGACGAGAACTTTGAAATCTCTCATAGAGGAGTTAGAAATTACAAAAATAGATTACTTATCAATAGATTGCGAAGGGGCCGAAGCAAAAATATTGAAGGGTTTAGATTTAAGCAAGCACAGACCTACGCTAATAAGCGTTGAAAACCAAGAAAATAAAAACAGAAAGTCCGACATAGAAGCGAAAACTCTTTTGCTCGATTTTGATTACGAAGAAGAGAGTAGAGTTTGCGGCGATTTGTTTTTTTCGACGACGAGATGAAAACTTATATAATTCATTACACAAAATTAAAAGAAAGAAAAGAGTTCATGGAATTTCAACTTAAAGCCTCTGGTTATGAGGATAAATTTGGAGAAGTTTCATATATCACAGAATGTGATAAAGAATACCTAGACGACAAAACTATAGACTTTTTTTACGAAAAAAACCCTGAAGCCTACGAAAATAAAATAAAAGATTTATGGGATTCTGAAGAATTCAAATACCGACCTTTGAACTTGCCTGAGATTTCTTGCACGATGAAGCATCTGTTAGCTATGAAAAAAATAGCTTCAGACGAGTTTAGCGGAGGAGGCATGATACTAGAAGATGATTGTGTTTTCGATAGTAAGTTTGTAGTAGAGTTGCTCAACACAGGTTTGTTTCACGAAAGCATTGCAAATTATAAAAATCACTTGAAGGACGTGGATGTTATTTTCTTTGGGGAAGGTTGCGGCCATAATTTTCAACAAATAAAGCTAAGTAGCTCTAACAAGGTAACGGACAACATATACGAAGTAACCCACCCTGCGACTAATTGCGCAGAGGCGTATATGATATCTAGCAGAGCAGCAAAAAAGATAGTAAAATCTTGTTCCCCTTTTCATTTGGTAAGTGACTGGGAATTTGCTTATCAATTTGCGAAGCATAACATGAAGGTTTGCTGGTATTATCCTTCCCCCGTCAGACAAGGGTCAAAAACAGGAATGTATCAATCAGAGTTAGATTTAGGACAAAGGTAGAGAGATATGATAATAGTAAACATAGGATGCAACAAAAACAAAGATGACGCTTTCAAATTTTTAAAAGAAAACGAAGCGAGGGTAACTAAGGCTTTTTTTGTTGACGCTTCTAAAGAAAGCGTGGACAAATGCAGCGAAATGTATAAAAGGGAAATTCCGAATTTGATAGGTAGGATGGAATTTTTTCAGTTTGCTGTCATGGAAACCCCTGACATAAAAAATGTTAATTTTTTTATGCCTAAAGATGATCATTCGAGCGGATTCAGCTCCGTAGATGTTAATATGTTGATACAACATGGGAAAAGCAGCCTGACAAAAATATCAGTGCCATGCAAAACAATCAATCTTTTTTTTGAAGAAAACAATTTAGAAAGAATAGACAGGCTTTACTTGGATGTAGAGGGTCTCGATAGCGGGGTCCTTCTTAGTCTCGACTATTCTAAGTATGACGTGAAGTATATAATGTTTGAACATCTGCATTTAGATGGCCCCCATAACAAATATGGGTCTAGAATGAAAAATTTATTGTATTATAAGCTAAAGCAGCATGGTTATCTTTTAGAAAATTATGAAGATTGGAATGTGATAGCAAAAAAACATGAAAATCGCTTTCATTAAATACGCAGGAATGGCATCAGGAGGAGTAGAAAAATACCTTCAAACACTGGCCGTCCATTTGCCTAACGAAATAGAGGTAGACTTTTATTATACAGATGACACTCCTTTGATCGGAAATTCATTTGTTCATCCTTCTACGGACCAAGGTAGAATTGATTACATGTTGTCTAACAACATTAATCTTATAAAAATAGAATGCGCCGCTAGGGACGACAGAGCAGGAAAACACTCTGAATGGGTAGGCACTAACTTTTTTGAAGTTTTTGACGGGGAAAAATACGATCTAGTGCAAACAGGGAGAGGGGGTTATAAAGAGTATCCTTTTTATAACATGGAAGACAGTTTGTTTGTAGATAGCGTTCACTCGCAAGGAAACGAAGGGGTAGAAGTCAGAAATAATATCTTAAAGACGGTCTTGATATCTAAGACTCAAGCAGACCAATGGGTAACGAACGGAGGAGACTCTAAAAAAATAGAAATAATACCTACTCTCGTGGAGGTTCCCGAAAGAAAAGATTCTGACTTAAAGTCTTCCTTAGGAATAGAGGGTAAGTTTGTTTTCGGGATGCACCAAGGAAATAGGGAGGACATTTTTTCCCCTGCGCCTCTTTCGGCTTATTCTAAAATAGAGGCTGATGATACCTGTTTTGTTATTTTAGGGGGCGCAAAACAATACAAAGCACAAGCGAAAGAATTAGGTTTAAAGAATTGCTATTTTTTAGAGTTCAATTCTGACGTAGAATACATTAACAACTTCGTAGAAGGAATCGACGTATTCGCTCACGGAAGAAAAGACGGAGAAGTGTGTTCCGCCGCAATAATAGAAGCGCTGTATCACGGAAAACCTTGCGTTTCTCACCCCGCAATAAACAATGGGCATTTAGAGCAACTAGAAGGATGTGGGATTATTTGCAATTCTATAGAATCTTATTCTTCCTCGATGGAAGAGCTAAAAAGCAACGAGGATTATTACCAATTTCTGTCTAGGAAATCGACCGAAAAATGGCAAAGCACGTATAATTTAGAGCAATGTGTTAAAAAATATGTTGATATTTATAGTTCTGTGACATAAGATAGGAAGTATGATATACTGCTTCGACATAGACGACACCATTTGTGCGAGCCCACCTTCTAAGAATTACGAAGATGGAATACCTTTTCGAGGGGCAATATCGAGGATCAATAATCTTTACGACGAAAAGCATTATATCAAAATCTTTACGGCTAGAGGTTACCAGTCTGGGATCGATTGGCACGAGACCACCCTTTCTCAACTGAAAAAGTGGGGCGTGAAATATCACGAGTTGATAGACAAAGGGAAACCTAATTTTGATATTTTGATAGACGATAAAGCTGTCAACGCAAGAGACTGGAGAAAGCAAGAAGGAAAAGGCGTCACAGGGTTCGTCGCCGGAGGATTCGATTTACTGCATGCTGGACACTGCCTTTTTTTAAAAGAAGCGAAGAGAGTTTGCGATTATCTTTACGTGGGACTCCAAAAAGACCCTTCGTGCGAAAAAGGGGGAGGCAGACCTTTAGGGAAAACGAAAAACAAACCCATTCAAACCACTCAAGAAAGAAAGATCCAGTTAGAGTCTGTCAAATATATAGACGAAATAAAAGAATACAAGGACGAAAAAGAGCTGGCACAAATATTAAAACTACTAAAACCAGATATAAGAGTGCTAGGTTCGGATTACGAAGGAGTAAAGGCTACAGGACAAGAATACTCAGAAGGAGTTGTTTACCATATTAGAAACCATAATTGGTCTTCTTCAGAATTGAGAGATAGAATTAAAAAAGGATGAGTAAAATACAAAATAAAGCGGCAGAATTATACCCTGACAACTTAAAAGGAAACTCCTTTAACGACGATCACTTAGGGGGGTGCGGCACAAACGGTGACCCAGCAACCCATTACCCTATGATGTGGAAGCATTTAACAGATAAACTCAACATAAAATCCATGGTAGACGTTGGGTGCGGCTTTGGGTATACTTTGAACTTTTTTAAGAATGATTTAGGGGTAGAGGCTTTTGGCGTAGAAGGAAGTTCCAAAGTAAGAGATCTAGCTTTGAATAAAGAAGACATAGTTGTCCACGATTACTGCGAAGGGCCGTATATTCTCAAAGATACCACAGATCTGATTTGGAGCTGCGAGTTTGTAGAGCATGTCCCCCGAGAATTTGTGGATAATTTTATGCAAACCTTTAAAAAAGGAAAGCACGTTGCTATAACATATGCAACGATAGGGCAAAGCGGACATAATCATGTGAATGAGAACACAGAAGAATACTGGATTGGAGAATTTTCTAAAAGAGGCCTTGCGTTTGACCCTCATATGACGTTTGAGTTACGAGAAAAAGTAAAAGAAGATCAAGAAAACGCCAAAAGCCCTGTCGATCAATCCCCAATGGAGAAATGGTGGTATCCTTATCATTTTATTAAAAAAGGGTTATTTTTCACAAACGAAAACGTATGAAGTCGATAGTGACAGGCGGGTGCGGGTTCATAGGGTCTCATATCGTCGACGAACTAATAAAAGAAAAACATGAGGTCGTAGTCATAGACGACGAGAGCGCAGAGTGCAACGACAAATTCTATTACAACGAAAAAGCTTCTTATAACAAGGTTTCCATCTGTAACTACGAATCAATTCAACCTTTGTTCGAAGGCGTCGATTATGTTTTTCATTTAGCTGCCGAGTCTCGTATCCAACCGGCTCTGGAGAGGCCGATGGATGCTTGCTTAGTTAATTTCGTAGGAACCTGTAATGTTTTGGAGGCTGCTCGCAAACACCATTCAAAAAAGTTGATTTATTCTTCGACATCTTCTGCATACGGAAATAACACTCGCCCTTTAAAAGAGGATATGCCAAGAGATTGCCTGAATCCTTATTCTGTTTCTAAAGTTGCGGCGGAAGATCTCGTGAGGATGTATTACACGCTTTGGGGTTTGCCTACTGTTATTCTGAGGTATTTCAATGTCTATGGGGAGAGGTCGCCTACGAAAGGTTTATATTCTCCAGTCATAGGGGTTTTCAAGAAACAAAAAAACCAAAACATTCCTTTAACCATAGTAGGAGACGGATCACAGAAAAGAGATTTCGTTAATGTCAAAGATGTCGTCCAAGCTAACATGAAGGCGGCGAAAGGCGAAAGTAGGAATATTCTAGGTGAAGTGTTCAACGTGGGGTCAGGAGAAAATATCTCAATCCTAGAGATAGCCAAAACTATCAGTAGTCATTATTCGTTCGTCCCGAAAAGAGAAGGAGAAGCTGAAACGACAATAGCCGACATTTCTAAAGCGAGAGACTTATTGTCGTACGAACCTGAAGTGAGGATTAGAAAATACTTATCGTGATAATTTCTAGGGCCCCATATAGAGTGACGTTCGCAGGAGGAGGCAATGATAGGCCAGAGTTTTACAAAAAACATGGAGGGTTTTTTATCTCGATGGCTATCAATAGTTATCTCTACATTTCACTAAAAACTGATTCCCTAGAAGGAAAGGTAAAATTAAAATACTCAAAATCAGAGGAAGTGGAGAATATAGAGGACCTGCAACATGATAGAGCTAGGGAAGCTTTAAAGTTATATGGGTTAAAAGATTCTATCGAAATTTCTAGCAGCGGTGATATTCCTGCGAACACAGGTATGGGATCGTCGGGCAGCTACCTAGTAGCACTGCTCAAAGCTATACAAAAATTCAAAAGAAAATCTTGTAGCGTTTATGATTTGGCGGAAGATGCTTGCCGCATAGAGATAGAGACTCTAAAGTTGCCAGTGGGAAAACAAGATCAATTTATTTCGGCTTATGGGGGCTTTAACTCATTCTTCATAGATAAAAACGGAAAAGTAACAGTCGACCCTGTGAACATAACCTCGGAAAAAATGAGAGAATTGAAACGAAAAATTCACTTGTATTATTTGGGTTCTAATTTTTGTCGCCCTAGAAGTGCCTCTCACGCCTTAAAAAAACAAAATTGCCAAAAGAACGAAGAAATTCTTCTTAGAATGAAAGAGTTAGGTTACCAGACATTAGATATTCTAGAAAACGGAGACCTGTCTGAATACGGCAACGTGCTAAACGAGTATTGGAACATAAAAAAACAATTGTCCGAAGAGGTTTCTAATTCCAGCATAGATGATCTTTACGATACCGTGAAGAAAAAATTTGGAGTAGTCGGCGGAAAACTCATAGGAGCAGGAGGAGGAGGTTTTTTAATGACATACTCGGAAGATAGACATAACGAACTTCAGAGATATATGGAGAAAGCAAAATGTAAGAAATTAAATTTCTCTCCCGACTACGAAGGAGCGAAAATATTAGGAGATTTTAGATGAAAAGAGAGGTTAAGCTACTAGGAGGGAATTCTGGGTGTGCGGTCGCTGTGTGGAGAGATGAAGACGGATCGTTTTTCGTAAGGAAAAAGTCACCATCTTTAGCTTACAACCAAAGACTTATAAACCAGCAGGAAAAACAATTTCAATTTTCCGCCTCTTCCGCCGTGAAAAAACCAAAAATCTTAAGCAAAGGGTTTGAGGAAGATTTGTTTTATTTTGACATGGAATATATAAAAGGAGTTCCGTTTCAATCTCTTTTTGTGGAGAACTCCGTGAAAGAGAGCTTGAGTTGCTTGGACAAGATACTGTCTAGCTTTAACAAAAGTGAGGAAAGAGAACACAGCGAAGGAGCTAAAATCGTAAACAAGATATTAGGGTTGAAAAAAAATTCCAATAGTTTTGGTCGGGCGATTGATTACTGCCTCGACTTTGACTGGGGTGTCATAAAAAAAGATGAGTGCCATGGGGATCTTAGTTTCGAGAATATAATAATAAAAGATGGCGATATTTATTTGATAGATTTTTTAGACTGTTTTTCCTCTTCTTCTTACTTAGATTTGTCTAAAATTTTAAAAGACCTAGTATTTGGTTGGTCGTGGAGAAACGAAAGTTTTCCTCTCGTCAAAGCGTCTATCATGTATGAGGAAATTAGACAAAAATTATCCGAAGAAGAAGGGGTTTTGTGCGAAAAGCTTATGACCCTTCATTTACTTAGAATTTTGCCATACTGCGAGAAAGAAAAAGATAAAGTTTTTATAGAAAAATGTTTAGCCTTTGCAGAAAGGAGCTTTATTTGAAAACGCTAATTATTCCTTGTGCAGGAAAATCGTCCCGCTTCTTAGGAGAGAAGCCCAAGTGGATGCTTGAAGATTCTAAAGGGGTGTCTATGATATCAAAATCGACAGAAGCCCTTATTGGTCTTTACGACAAAGTAATCATAACGGTGACAAGTTCCCAAGAAGAAAAGTTTGATTGTCAACTCTTTCTAAAAAAAGTCTTCAAAGGAAAAACAGTGGACGTTTGTATTTTGAAAAACGACACCTTTTCTGCTTCTGAAACGGTATTCGAAACAATCAGGCAAAAATCTGTAAAAGGGTTTATAACGATAAAAGACTCGGATTGCGATGTGCAATTCGATCCCGAAGAAAAAGAGGAATATATAGTAGGAAAAAAAGTGGACTCGGACACGAGAAGGCTCAACGCTAAAAGCTTCATAATAAAAGACGAAAACGATATCGTAATAGATATAATGGAAAAAAGGATAGTTTCCTCCCAGATCTGCGTCGGAGTTTATTCTTGTTTGTGCGACCATTTCGAGAGGTCTTACAAAAATATAATAGATTCGGGCCTGCGATTATGTGATGCCGAAGTTTATGTTAGTCATGTTTTTTCTCATATAATATTGAAATATGGAAACATATTTAATTACGTGGAGTGTTCGAAGTATCTAGACTTTGGAACAGAAAAAGAGTGGAAGGAAAACAAAGATGAATAAAATAACATACGCATATTTAGAAACAACGAATTACTGCAACCTTTCTTGTTCTTTTTGCAACAGAAAAGAAGTCATAGGACCGTTAAAGCATATGCCCCTGAATAAGTGGGAAGAGATGCTAGGAAAAATAAAAGACCACCCTCTTGAAGAGTGCAAATTGATGGGAATGGGGGAGCCTTTTTTACACCCCGAATTCGACGGCGTAACCAAGGTTTTTAAAGAGGTTTTTCCTTCTTGCCGAGTTATCGTGGCTACGAATTGCCAATACGATATAGGCGACACATCCAAGATGAAAAGACGTTTTCAGGACAGCTTAGAATATATCGATGTTTTATATTTGTCCATAGATGGATACAAAGCAAGCTACGAAAGAGATCGTTCCCCTGCCAAATGGGACAAACTTATAAAATTCCTAAATGATCTACAAAACATAGATAGAAAAGGGTGCCAAATAGTAATAAATTATGTGGTCAACAAGGAAAACCTTAAAGACATTCCTAAAATTCAAGAATTTTTATCTAAATATAATTTAAGCGAACTTAGACTCAACATCGCTCAAGACTGGTCTCAAGATAAATCTGTGCAATCAAACGAAAACACATGGGGTTATACCGAAGAACAGCTTGAATACCTTAAAACATTTAGAAGTCTTATTAAAGGTAAATCCCCTTGGAGTTGGAATGATTGTTTTTGGCCTAAAAACGGACTTTACACTACCGTAGAGGGAAATGTGAAAATGTGTTGCTTGAACACAGGGGCAAAACCTTTTGGAAATTTATTCAAAGATAGTTTGCAGGAGATTAGAAAATCAAGCAGATACGCAGAAATAGCTAAACAATGCGGGGAAGACAAAAAATCGGACCATTGCAAAAACTGCTCTTATAAAGAATTGTCTCCTTTACTCGGGGAATTAGGAGTGGGAGGCTAATGTTTAACCAAAGGACATTAAGGAGGTTTTGCCATAGAGAGGCGATTTCTCCTCAAAAAAGATACGATATGGGAGAAAGGTTAGAAAATTTTAAAACGTCTTTCTTTGAAGCGTTTAAAGACACGCTGGTTCAGGAGGATTTTATATGCTACCCTTCTGAATCAAATTTTTCGGACATGAAAAAAAAGGTCTCCAAAGTAGCAGGAGCAAACCCTCAAAATATAAGCCTAGGAAGCGGATCAGATCAACTAATAAAAGATTTTTTTTGGATATATGGCCAAGGAGAAGCTTTGTTAAACAAACTTTCGTTTCCTATGTATCATGTTTACTGCGACATGTTCAACATGACAAAATCTGAAGTCGAGTTCAATGAAGATCTGAACTTTTCTATCGATGATTTCCTAAAGAAAGCTGATGAAAATGTCAGCATAGCGATATTAGCCAACCCAAATTCACCTTTGGGAGATTTAAAATCCAAAGAAGAGGTCGACTATATATGCGAAAGATTAAAAAAGAAAGGCGTTTATTTTTTACTTGATGAGGCTTATGTCGATTTCATTGATTACAATTGCTCAGACTTAATAGCCAAGCATGATAATTTAGTCATAAGCAGAACTTTTTCTAAGGCTTGGGGGGGAGCAGGGTGTAGGTTTGGATATGTTATATCGCAAGAACGCAATATTCAGCTTTTTGAAAAAAGCCGACCTTCCTTTCCTTTGAGCGGGGCGTCTTTGAAGTATATCAATTTTTTATTAGACAATCCTTCTCCTTATCGTTATTATGTTTCTCAGACGCTAGAGAAAATGAAAGTTTTTGTCCAAAAGTTAGAAGGCAAGTTTGACATCATTCCTTCGGCCACGAACTGGGTGCATATAAATAGAAAAGACGATAACGCCTCATTAGACAAAATTTTAAAAAAGCACAAAATAAGTTTTAAAAACAAAATAAAAATTCCTTTTGATAGCAGAAAGAACTGGGCGAGGTTGACTATAGGGCCAGAAACTTTAATTCAAGATTTTTTCAAAGAGATGGAGCAAATATGAAGAAAATTTTAATAACAGGAGGAACAGGGTTTTTAGGGCGACACCTCAATAGGCTTTTAGACGACGACAATAGATACAGAGCCATATCGCTTAGCAGCAAAAACGCAGACCTGACAAACTATCATGATACCTTGTTTAAGGTTCAGTTTTACAAACCAGATATCGTTATCCATTTGGCAGCGGTTTGCGGAGGAATAGGAGCTAACAAAAATAGTCCGGCAGACTTTTTCGAAAAAAACCTTATGATGGGCGTGAATGTTTTAAAAGCATGCCATGAAACCAAAGTAGAAAAACTGGTGACGTTAGGCTCCGTGTGTAGCTACCCTTCTCTTACCCCCGTCCCATTTCGAGAAGAAAACATTTGGAACGGCTATCCAGAAAAGACAAACGCTCCTTATGGGATCGCGAAAAGAGTATTGATGGAAGGGTGTAAAGCCTACAATTCTCAGTATGGCGACAATTTTATACACCTTATTCCTGTCAACTTAGCGGGTGAATATGATCATTTTGATCTAGAAAACTCTCATGTTATTCCGGCCTTGATCAGAAAAATGCACGAAGCAAAACTGGAAGATAAAAAAGAAGTAGTGATTTGGGGAGACGGGTCCGCTTCTCGTGAATTTTTATATGCTGGAGATTGTGCGAGAGCAATAGTGATGGCGATGGAAAACTATAATTCCCCTGAGCCTGTCAATATCGGCACAGGAAAAGAAATAACAATCAAAGACCTTGTGCTTCAGGTCAAAAATACAGTGGGTTTTAACGGCAGGATAGTGTTCGACGAGTCTAAACCTAATGGTCAGGCTCGACGATGCCTCGACGTGTCTAAGGCCAAGGAAAAATTTGGATTCGAGGCTGAAATTTCTTTAGAAGAAACGCTGAATAGGACTTATAATTGGTATCGTTGATAATCATGAATAAAAAAGTCATAATTACAGGTGTAACAGGACAAGACGGCAGCCATATGGTAGATTATCTGCTTAAGAATACAGATTACCATATAATAGGAACCTTGAGGCGGCTTTCTGTGCCTAATCATCAAAACATCGAACATATAAATTCAGATAGGTTTGAGACTGTTTATTTCGATCTGACGGATAGCGAATCAATCCAAAACATCATAAAAAAATATAAGCCATCATATTTTATCAACTTGGCGGCGCAAAGTTTTGTCGGTTCAAGCTGGGATATCCCAGTGGTGACTTGGAACACTAACGCTACGGGGGTTTTGCATATCCTAGAAGCTATTCGGAATTTTAGCCCAGAAACTAGATTCTATAACGCAGGAACAAGCGAAGAATTCGGAGATGTCTTGTATTCTCCCCAAGACGAGATTCACCCTTTGCGACCTCGATCTCCGTACGGAGCTTCGAAAGCTGCCGCTAGGCACCTTGTCAAGACTTATAGGGATAGCTATGGCTTATACGCGGTGCAAGGATGGCTAATGAATCACGAAGGAAGCAGAAGAGGCCCTGAGTTTTTAACGAGAAAAGTCTCCATGGGGGTAGCTAGAATAAAGAAAGATAAGGAAAACGGAAAAACACACCTTCCTATTTCGCTGGGTAACCTTGACGCCAAGAGAGACTGGAGCGATGCGGAAGATTTTGTTGATGCAATTTGGAGAATGCTGAACCAAGATGTTCACAAAAAAAACTGGGCAGGGGCGAAAGACATTTCTGAATATGTAGTGGCTTCTGGTGAAGCTTATTCAATTCGAGATTTTGTTGAAGAGGCGTTTTCTGTTGCGGGTATCGATGGAAAATGGTTTAAATTTGATAACCCAGAGGAAGAGGAATACAAAGATTCAGAGGGAAATGTGCTAATCAACGTGAACCCTGTTTTTTACAGACCCGCCGAAGTAAACCTCTTACTAGGAGATCCTAGCAAAATTAAAAGTGAACTAGGATGGAAGCCGAAAACAGATTTCAAAGGTTTAGTTAAAAAAATGGTAGAAACTGATTTTAATCTGCTAAAACAATAAAAAACAAAATATGATAAAAAAGCTGTCGAGAAGCATCTGGGAAAATAAAAAACGATTCTTGTTGTCAACCAAGAGGCTAGAGTGTAAGGTATAAACACTAATTTAATATGGAAGATTTTAAGATAATTACAGATGAGTTTACCGCTAAATACGAGGGAAAACAACCAGATTGGGGTTTTAACGGATTGGGGTATGTTACGTACAAAAGGACTTACGCCAGACAAGTAGAAGGGCAAGGCAGAACAGAAGAGTGGCATGAGACTATCCAAAGATGTATCAACGGGGCTCAGAAAATCGGGGCGGAGTATACGAAAGAAGAGGCAGAGCAATTATTTGATTTGATTTTTGATCTTAAATGTAATTTTGCTGGAAGAATGCTTTGGCAATTAGGGACCGAAACCGTAGACAGGTTCGGGTTGCCGAGTTTGTGCAATTGTTGGTATTTCACAATGAATAGGTTAGAAGCTTTTTGCATGTTATTTGAGCATCTGATGTTAGGAGGAGGAGTAGGATTCTCCGTCAAAAGAGAGGACATTCATGACTTGCCAAAGGTACAAAAAGGAGTAAAAATCGAACATAAAAACACAAATGATTCTGATTTTATTGTTCCCGATTCTAGAGAAGGTTGGGTTTCGTTGCTCCGAAAAGTCTTAGACTCTTATTTTAATACAGGTGAATCCTTCACATATTCAACGATTCTCGTCAGGGGATCTGGCGAACCCATTGGCGGTTTTGGAGGAAAAGCTTCTGGGCCGAAATTCTTGATGGAAATGATCGACAAGATTCATTCCGTGGTATCCTCAAGAGAAGGGAAGAAATTAAGAAGTATAGATGTCCTTGATATTTGTAATATTATAGGGTCTTGTGTCGTTAGCGGAAACGTCAGAAGGTCTGCTTTGATTGCAATTGGAGATCCAGACGACATGCTATACATAAGAGCAAAAAGATGGGACCTCGGAAACATTCCGAATTGGCGAGCGATGTCAAATAACTCTATTTACGCTGATGATTATGATCATATCATGGAAAACGTATGGGATGGTTACGCAGGAAATGGGGAGCCATACGGGTTTATCAATATCAAACTTTCCCAAAAATACGGAAGACTAGGAGAGAGGATCAAAGATGCCTGTTTAGGTTTTAATCCCTGCGCCGAAGCTACTCTTGAAGACTCTGAGCCTTGCGACTTAGCAGAGCTTTACCTCAACAGGATCAAAAGCGAAGAAGAGGCGAAAAGATGCGCCAGACTTTTATATAAGACTAACAAATGCATTTTAAGATTACCGTCTATTAGTAAAAAAACAGAAGAAGTAGTTAGAAGGAATATGAGAATTGGCATCGGCGTCACGGGGATCTGTCAATCAGAACATAAACTAGACTGGTTAGATGGGGTTTACAAGGACCTCAGGGCATTTGATAAAGAATGGAGCCTAAAAAGAGGCTGGCCAGAAAGTATCAAATTGACAGTGGTAAAGCCGAGTGGGACTCTTTCGTTATTAGGGGGTGCTAGTCCAGGGGTTCACCCTGGTTATTCTCAGTATTTTATTCGCAGAATTAGGATCGCGGCGAACGATCCTTTAGTAGATCTTTGTAAGAAAAACGGATACAAGGCCGAATATGTCAAAAACTTCGATGGAACTTTCAACCATGATACTGTTGTCGTAGAATTTCCTTGTTATTTTGAAAACGATACTGTCCTCGCGAAGGATATGTCTGCGATAAAGCAATTGAACCTTGTAAAAAAACTTCAGACTATCTGGGCGGACCAAGCGGTTTCTTGCACGGTTTACTATAAAAAGGAAGAGTTAGGCGAAATAAAATCTTGGCTTAAAGAAAATTACAAGACCGGAGTGAAAAGTGTAAGTTTTCTTCTTCATTCTGATCATGGTTTTGATCAAGCCCCGTTCGAAGAGATTGATGAGAAAACATATCACAAACTCTATAGCAAGGTGAAGTCGATCACTTCTGAAAACATTATGTCTGGGGATACGTTAGAAGGCATAGAATGCGAAGGCGGCGCTTGCCCAATAAAATGAACAGAAAACGACTCATCAAAAGCAGCATATATGAAAGATAATTTCCAATATTGTTCTAAATGTGGTAAGCGTAGCTCCCTTAGCGGAATTACGGAAAAATATACTTGGTATTGTAACGATTGTTCTAAAACGAAAGAGATTATCAAATGCGCGTGTTGCAAACAAGGTATCACAAAAGAGGATGAAGTCGCCGTCTACAAAGAGTCGGGTATTCATTGTCAATTCAAAGAACCTAAAGAATTCGAAATAACAGAAAAAGATCATGATGGCCGCAAATACAATGCTTTGCTATTTTATGGTCGAGAAATACCTTGCGTTGACATCAGCGTTCATGACGAGGTCGGTTCCTTGAGAACCGTGAATTTGACTGTTGTTATTAAAGATTAAAGAGGAACAAAAATAAGATAACATACGTTCGATTAGTATTCTTTAATCTAAAAAGAAAGTGTATATATAAGATATGAAAACAGAAGAAATAGAAGTTTCTTTGGCGAAATACCAAGACGGAGAACAAGAAGTAAGGTCAGAATACATCAAGGCATGCATGGGGAACGATGATCTTTTTGTTGACACAAAAGGGTTCACCGTTTGGGACGCTGAGCAGATATGCTCGATTTATTACAGAAAAGACAGAGATTCTATTCTCGAAGATCCCGAAGGGGAGTTGACAGAAGCTCAAAAAGCGCTTCCAGAGCAAGTTCAGGCTTCTTTAATAAAATGGAAAGAGGAAGAAGTGGTCAGGATTGCGGAAAGAAAAGAAAGATCTGGTTCAGAGTGCTATGATTGTTATTGATCATTTATAAATTTCCCACTACCTCACGCAAGACACCGCATGGTCACATGGAAAAGAGCCCCAAATCGGGGCTCTTTTTTTGTTGACAGCTTGAAATCTATCTATATTATAGAAGAATGGCAAAACTAAAACTCACAGATATCATCAATAATCTGATTGATACGACGCCTCCTAACATCAAAGGCTTCTGGGGTAAAGAAAGTAAGTTGTTAAAAGCCCTCATAGAGACGTATCCTGACGAATCTTTTTGGAAAGAATTCAGCTTAGAGGAAAAAATAGAAAGCATCGCTCAACTATATGCTTATCCGTTTGATGAGATTTTACGACAAAGATACCGAAACTTCCATTTGACGCTTCCGAAAGACGAGGAGATCGAGCTTTCAACAAGAAAATCAGGGAAAAACACAAAAAGAAACAAAAACTTAACACTTAGAGATTTTATAAATGGCTAAACAAAAAAAAGCAACAACAGAAAAAAAAGAAAAGGCGAAGTTAAGCATGAACGAAAAGTTCTCTTCTTTTCTAAAAGACAACGAAAAACACCATTACAACTTTGAAGAGGAAAAATATTATAAAGTTCCATCTGGGAGTTTGACGATGGATCTTGATTTGAACGGAGGGTTAACCCCTGGGCTACATAGGTTTGTAGGGGTAAATGAAGGAGGAAAAAGTTCACAGGCGTTGCTTTTTATGAAGAATTTTCTGGATAAGTTTTCTACCGGAGGCAGGGGGTTCCTAATTAAAGCTGAAGGCCGACTCAGTCCAGAAATGGCAGAGAGGTCTGGGGTTAAGTTTGTTCATCATGCCGAAGACTGGGTAGACGGAACCTGTTTTGTTTTTGACTGTAACATTTATGAAACAGCGGTAGAAGCGATGAGGACGTTCGTTTATGAGAATGAAGAAGAAAAGAAATTCTTTTTCCTTCTAGATAGTGTGGATGGTTTAATTTCAAAAAACGATATCGATAAAAAGTTCGAAGAATCCTCAAAAGTAGCAGGCGGAGCAGTCATTGCATCAAATTTTATGAAAAGGGTCAGTATCGCCATACAGAAAAGAGGACATATCGCGGTGTTCGTTTCTCAGGTCAGAGCGGATATTCAATTGGACACTTATTCCAGAGCCCCGATTCGCCAGACCACGGCTACGGGAGGAAACGCGTTGCTCCATTTTGCTAATTTCATCTTAGAGTTCCAGCCTCGGTTTACGGGTGACATGATCTTAGAAGACAATTCTAAAGACAAAAAATACGATCCCGTCACAAACAAATACTTAGGCCATTTTGCGAAGGTGGTAGTCAAAAAGAGTCCGAACGAGAAGACTAATGCTATCATTAAATACCCTATAAAATATGGCAGAGTAGGGGGGAAGAGCGTTTGGGTGGAAAAAGAACTTGTGGACTTTTTGAGGATGTGGAATTTTGCGATACTAAAAGGTAGCTGGTTTTCTTTTTCGGACGATTTCAGAGAAGAGATGAAAGAAAAAGGGATCGATTTACCTGCAAGCATACAAGGGGAAAACAAACTCTTCTCATGGATAGAAAAAGATGAAAAATTAAAAACTGTTTTGTTTGACTATTTTAAGCAAATTATCCTTTCAGAATGAGATTTAAAACAATATTAGGCTCCGCAAAAACACTTCGACATGCTCACAAATACAGAATAGATTGGGAAAAAAAAAGTCGAAGTAAATTCCAAACAAGGATCAAAAACATAGTAAACCCTTATTGGTCTAGCCATATCGTTTTTGAGGAGTTCCCTGTTGTCTCCACGAGGTTAAGTTTGGATATTTATAACGAGACTTTAAAAGTAGCGATAGAGGTCCAAGGGCGGCAACATACAAAATATGTCAAGTTTTTCCATGGGCCGAGCAAACTTAGTTATTTGGCGTAGCTAAAAAGGGACCAAGATAAATTTGACTTTTGCGAAATCAATGGTATTCTCTTAATAGAGATACACGACGAAGACGATACCTGTAGACTGGAAAACTTTTTAAAAGGGGAAAAATGGGAAAATTAGAACAGCAACAAAAGGGTTTACCTGAAAACTTATTAAACAAAATATCAGAATTCACAAACAAGGAACAACAAGGAGGGTTTATTATGGTTCATGTCGATCCAGAAGGATCTGTGATAGTGAGCTTGAGAACCAATTCTGAGATAGCTAATTTAGCTTTAAGGCAACATTTGGAGGATTATTTAGACGAACCTAAATCTTCGTCGGCAGAGAAGATGAAAAGCGAAGCTGAAAAATTTGGAATACCGAAGTCAATTCTAAATAAGGTTTTAGAAAACAGTTCTAAAAAAGCAGGCGGCTATTTAATAGTATACATTGACCAAAAGGGAGACCCAAAAATAGCCTTCGACACATCGTCGAGAATGGTAAAAAAAGGGCTAAAAAAAGGAATAAGCCAGTTTTTAGAAAGCGTGGAGTTTGCAGAGTCCTCCTTCCAACCAGAGGGGGTAGAAAATTTATGATTTACAATTTAGGATTAGAGCAAAGATTATTAGCGGGACTAATAAAATACCCTAATTGTTATGGAGATATAGCGGATATCATAGGAGAAGGTGATTTTTCTAGCGATCAAAACAAAATAACGAAGACAATCTTTTCTGCTCTAAAAGGTTTGTGCGAAAACGGAGGAGGAGTAGACGAGGTTATTCTTATCGAAAGAATAAAATCGCTCGGCATTTCTTTTCCACAAGATATAGAGATTGGGGACTATATTCGCTCCTTATCCTTGCAAAAGATTTCTGAAAAGCAGTTTTTAGACGTAGCGAGAGAATTGAAAAAATACACTGTTCGTCGCGAAATCTATAAGGCTGCGGCTGATACAGCAAAAAAGGTGAAAACAATCAGCTCCGACGCGTCTTATGACGACATTATTGATTTGGCCGACAAGACTTTTAACAAAAAAGTAGACATGTTTGGTTGCGGCGAAAAAGCCTTTTCTAACATCTATGCCGAGATGGAGAATCACATAGAGACGTTAGGGGAAAATCCGAAAGACGAGATGGGGCTTATGGGGCCTTTTGATGTTGTAAATAACCTTTACGGAAGCTTGCTGAGACCAGGTAATATAACTGTAATTGTTGCGAGATCAGGAGTAGGAAAAACGCGCCTGGCTATGAATTACACAATGAAAGTCTCTCAAAAATACAACGTCCCTGTCTTACATTTTGACAACGGGGAAATGAGTAAAAACGAACTCATTATCAGGCAGTGTTGTAGCCTTTCAGGAGTGTCCTCTCATCTTTTGGAAACGGGGCAATGGAGGCTGGCGGGAAAAGCTACAGTAGAAAAGGTAAGAGACATATGGGAAAGGATCAAAGATCTTGAGTGTTATTATTATGGAGTGGGAGGACACGACTCAGAAAAGATGGTGAACCTTTTAAAGCGATTCTATTACTCCAAAATAGGGAGAGGAAAAAGAATGATTTTTTCTTTCGACTACATCAAACCAACGGAAGAAGCAGGAAGAAGTGAGTGGCAAGTAGTAGGTTCTATGGTAAACAGGTTTAAAAGAGCCATCCAAGAGGAAATAAAATACCAAGGAGAGCCCGTTATACCGATGTTTACCAGCATCCAGAGTAACCGCTCGGGAATCGTTACGAATAAACATTCCAAAGATATTAACGATGACGAAGGGATAGTCAGCCTTTCTGACCGAGTGACCCAATATTGTAGCCACTTATTTATCCTTAGAGATAAAACATTAGACCAGATAGCAGACGAAAATCAACAGTTCGGAACTCACTTATTGATCAACTTAAAATCGAGGCATCTCGGTAAATGGTATAAAAGAGCGACTTCACCTGTAGACATGGGAGGAGGAAAGTTTGTTCCTAATAAGATACATTTGGACATGGAGGGTTTTGATGTTAGCTGTAAAGGCGACCAAGTAGACCTTAAAGATTTTTTGAATTTATCACCAACGGTCAAACAGGCGATAGGCAGCGGAGGAGTTCCAAAGCAATTATTATAATGCTTACATCTGAAATAAAAGAAACTTTGAGAGAGCTAGGTTTCAAGTTAAACGACAAAGGCCACTTTTGGTCTACTAACGCGATATGGAGAAATGGTGATAACTATTCAGCGGTCCAAATTTATAAGGATTCAGGAGTATGGAGAGATTATGTGGACGGAACCCAACCGTCTCCTTTCAAAGTTTTGGTAGCGAAAGCTCTAGGGATACAATGCGACAAAGAATTAGACAAATATGACATAAACAACCTTCCTTCCGAACGAGATATATTCGATTTCAAAGAAAACAAGCCAGAAATAAAAATGGACAAAACTTACAATATCGAGGACCTGAAAGATTTGCTTCCTCATTACAAATTTTACGAAGACAAAAAGATTTCAAAGCAAACTCTCAAGATGTATAGGTCTGGTTTTTGCACGAAAGGGAAAATGAATAATAGGTATGTTTTTCCTATTTTGGATTACGAATTTGAAGAAAAGCTAATAGGGTTTTCAGGCCGAAGCTTACTGTGGAAAGACGGAGACGATTCTTTTCCGAAATGGAAACACTTGGGAACGAAGAAGGGCTGGATTTTTCCGCTATGTTTTAAAGGGGTGTTCGAGCAAGAAATCGAAAGTTCGAAAGAGGTAATATTGGTCGAGTCGATAGGAGACAGCTTAGCCTTGACAGAAAATAAAATTTACAACCATATGGTGACATTCGGGATCGATCTTAGCCAGTCACAAAAGATGGCGTTACTATCTCTGTCTCCCGATAAAATAATCATTGCGATGAATAACGATTCCTCTTCCTCCAAAAACGCAGGGCTAATAAGCGCTATCAAGCATTTCGTTTCCCTGATGGACTTCTTTGATATGGAAAAAATCCAAATCAAATTACCGCAACAAAACGACCTGTCTGACATGCATAAAAACTCCACCATAGGATCTTGGATAGGAAAGAAGGTGGACCTAGAAAAGCAAAGAAGATATATTTTTAATTTTTTGAAAGATCCTCGGAATACATCGGTATTTCGAAAAAAAGAGGGAATAAAAAGCAAAATCGCAAAATTCTCATCACATTTTAACGAAGACATTTTATAATGAGCAAAGAAATTAAATTATCCGCCAGCAGAATAAAGACAGCGAAAACTTGTAGTTTTTTGTATCACGCAAAATACAAGCTAAAGCTTCCAGACAAAAAGAACGACGGAGCTTCGAGGGGAGATATTTGCCATTGTGTTTTTGAGTGTTTAGGCAAAAAAGACAAGAAGAAGTATTTCACGAAAATAACGAAAAACAAGGACGTATTTTCCGTGCCGTCTATAAAAAGGCTCATCATGAAAAAAGCCATCGGCCATGGGGTAGACGACGAAGAAAATTTGCGGCTAATAAATGACATGATAGTGGCTGGTCTTGAGTATGATTTTTTCGGAAACGATCTGCAAAAGCCGACAGAAGCTTATTCGGAGTTGGCGTTTGACCTAGAACTGGAGTCCAAGGGCGAGAAATACAAAATCAAAGGCTTCATAGACAAACTGTTTCTCTACAAAACTAAAAAGTTCATACTAATCAGAGACTTCAAGACGAGCAAGAAAGTTTTCGAAGGAAAAGAGGTAAGTGAAAATTACCAAGATTACATTTATTCTTTGGCCGTACGTCATTTGTTTCCCGATTACACAAAAAGGGAGAGTGAGTTTTTGTTTCTTAAGTTTGACATGAAGTCAGGCATAAAAGATTCAAAAGGAATACTAAGGACGAAAAGGATCTCAAAAAAAGAACTAGACCTCTTCGAAGGATCATTGGTCAAATGGCGAAAATACTTAGAAAACTTCAACGCCAATAGCGCCAAGTCCGCTTATGCCGCTGATAAAAAAATAACCAAAGAAGACGGGTTCGCAGGAATAATCGTTTGCGGTTTTGCTAAATACCCAGGGCAGCCGAAAAAGAACGGTGATCCTATGTGGCATTGCGCGTATAAGTTTCCTTTTGATTACTACTCTCTTTACGACGAAAAAGGCGACTTGGTCAAAAAAGTTTTCATTGATGACTATTATGAGCTTGTCCAAATGAAAAAAGAGGGCTATAGTATTAAGAAGGAGCATTACGAAGGATGCCCGAGATGGAATAGAACAAGTTATTAAAGGTTAAAATGAACATAGACATAAGACGGATAATGGGAGGTGAATATATAGACATTAAAGTCGTCACCCAAAATACAGAAATAGATTTAGGCTTCCATGGTAAAAAAGAGGCTTTAGAATTAGCCGAAGAGTTACAGCTTGCCGTGGACGAATTAAAAGATTGGGCAAATTGATATTATGATTCCTTTATTTAAAACGCATTATAGTATTGGCAAGTCTATTCTGAACGTAGAAAGCGAGACGAAAGAAGGAGGCGCAGATAGCGTTATCGAACTTGCGAAAAAACACAAAATTGAAAAAGTAGTTTTTGTCGAAGATCAGATGCATGGGTTTCTGAAGACGAAATCAGAAGTAGAAAAAAATAACCTCGACTTTGTTTTCGGCTTAAGGCTTCCGGTGTCAGACAATTACGAACAAAAAGAAACTCATAAAATAGTTATTTTCGCAAAAAACGATGAAGGAATCAAAAAGCTGTATAAAATTTACTCAGAAGCGAACTGCGGACACGAAGGAAGGATCACTCTGGAGGATCTTAGCAAGCATTGGAATGGCGATGATTTATTGTTGTTTATTCCTTTTTATGATTCTTATATCCACCGCAATAATTTTAGTTTCGATTCTTTCGTACCTAATTTTAATGGGTTGGGAAAAGTTAGCTTCTTTATCGAAAGCAACCTTTTGCCGATAGATGTTTTTTTAAGGGAAAAGGTAGAGTCGGTAGCTAAGGCCAGTAACGCTTCAGTGGTATTCGCAAAGTCTATTTATTACAAAAAAAGAGAAGACCTGAAAGCTTACCAGACGTTTAGGATTATTAGCTTACGTAAAGGAGGAAAAGCGACAAATATTAGCCGCCCTGAACTAGAAGAATGCGGCAGCAGTGAATTCTGCATAGAAAGTTGGGCGGAAAAATGCGAGATTTAACATTATCACAAAAAATCAATTTAAGAGTAGACGACGAAGGCGCAATTAAGGGAGTTTTCGCTAATACCGACATTAAAAAGGGAGAAAAACTTGAAGAATGCGTCTTAATCGTTCCAAAAAGCGACAAATGGGAAGAGATGGACGAGGCTTTTATTTCTCATTTTATAGGTATCCCTCACCTGAGGGAAGATAGCAAAGTTTTTGCAGATAAAAACGGAGGAGTGTTAAAGGCTCATGTCACAAGACCTACCTGTGGCTCAGGATACTCAATGGTTTACAGTAAAGCAAAAAAAGGAAACCTCGATCTGAGAGTCACTCCTCAAAATACTTTGATAATCAAAGCTGCTCGAAAGATATCAACAGGAGAAGAGTTAATTTTGTCAGATGAATCTAAAAAATAATATGTTAGACAATTTATTAAGATACAATAAGAAACAAAAATACTGTTGCTTCGATTATGAAACGGAGGGTCTAAACCTCTATTACTCAAGACCTTTCCAGCTTTCCTTCGTGGTAGGGGAGGGCCCAAACATCATAGAAGAGCAGGATCATTACATAGATGTGCCTGATTTGAAAATGTCTGATGAAGCCGCTAAGGTGACGAGGTTTTCTTGGGATAAGTATAATAGGCTCAAAAAAGACAAAGCTTTCGTTTTAGATTCTTTTGAAAAGTATTTATACGATCCTGAGTATTTGGTGGTAGGACATAACATATTAAGATTTGATGTTTTTATTCACAATACACATCGCAGAATTTGCGGCAAAAAGACGGATTATTCTTATCTTGACAACCTGATAGATACCAATTGTCTTGCGAAGGCCATCAAGTGCGATATCCCTCGACAAAAAGACGAGTCCACTATACAATGGATGTTTCGGTTGGCATCTTTTCGGAAAAGAGGAGTGAAGACGAACTTAAAGGCATTGCTCAAGGAGTATGATATTGAATTTGACGAGAAAATGTTACACAATTCAAAATACGATACCTTTAAAAACTTTGAATTGTTTTCTAGGTTGATATGGCAAATAGAGATATAAAGAAAAGAACCTCAAGGGAGTTTTTTAAGATAGCCGAGGAAATTCACGGGGATGAGTTTGACTATAGTAATACCGATTACACAGACTCCGTGACTCGAATAAAGATAATCCACAAAAAATGCGGAAAGGAAGTTTTTGTTTATCCTCATGATCATATAAGCAAAAAGAGAAGGTCTGGGTGTAAATTTTGCAAAAGAGAAGAGGTCGCAAAAAAGCAAAGGAAAACTTTTTTTGAGTTTGTTGATTCGGCTCAAAAAATCCATGGTAATAAATATGACTATTCTTTGGTGGATTATAAAAATAACAAGACGAAAATTAAAATATTTTGCAATATCTGCAAAAACATATTTGAGCAAACCCCTCAGAATCATGCAGGAAAATCTCGAAAATACAAAACGGGCTGCCCTAAATGCGCGGCAAGAAAAAAAAGCTTAGATAATAGGCTTGGTAATAAGCGTTTCATAAACAAAGCAAAAAGCATACACGGGGATAATTTTAACTATTCTTTAATCAATTATAAAAATAACAGGGTTAAAATTGATATCATTTGCAACGAATGTTTAACTGTTTTTTCCCAGATCCCTTTGAACCACATAAGCAAGTATAATACGAATGGCTGCCCTGATTGCTATAGTTCTACAAGGGAAAAAATTATAATGAACTGGCTAGATCGCAACAAAATAAGATACAAAAAAGAAAAAACTTTTGATACTTGTAAAAATCCCGAAACAAATTATAAATTACGATTTGATTTTTATCTTGAGGATTTCGGAGTATTGCTTGAACATCACGGAAAACAACACTTTAAACTTGTAAAACATTTTAGCAAAACAAAAAAAGGATTGGAAGAGCTTCAGAAAAGAGATTTGATAAAGAAAAACTGGGCAAAAGAAAATGGTTTTAAATATTTTATGATAGCATACGATGAGGATATCATAAAAAGGATGGAAGAAATAATTGAAATATGAATTTTTACGATCAATTTAAAAAATATGACGACTGTGTTCCAGCAGGAGTGCTCTTGCCGGAAATTAAGATAGAGAAAGAGTGTTATGAAAAAGTAGGTATACCCGACACCTCTACAAATCTTGAGTTCATAAAGGCCCTTTGCACCCAAAGCTTCATAGAAAAAGGTTTAGATAAAAAAGACAACAAGAAAGAATACATAGATAGATGTCGTTATGAGATAGATATTCTAGATGAGTTATCTTTTACAGACTACATCCTTCTGAACTGGGATATTTTAAAGTGGTGCAAGGTTAACGATATACCAGTGGGAGCTGGGCGTGGAAGCGCTGCCGGATCGTTAGTCCTTTATCTTCTTGGGGTTACAAAAGTTGACCCTATTGAATACGGGTTATTTTTTGAACGATTCGTATCGAAAAGCAGAGCTAAAAAAATAGAGAAAAATGGAGTAACTTTTCTTGATGGCAGCTTGTTAGCCGATGTTGATAATGATATAGCGTTTGACCGCAGGCAAGAAGTTATCGATTACATTAAAGACAGGCATCCTGAAAGGTCATGCCGCATTCTTAATTTGATGACCCTTGGAGGCAAGATTTGCGTCAAAGAAGAAGGAAAGATTATAGGGGAATACTCGGAGCAAGAAATGAACGAGGTGAGCAGTCTTATTCCTTCTCATTTTGGGAAGACTTGCAATTTTGAGCAAGCGATTGAAGAAAACGAACATTTCGCTCAATGGGCAGAGGAGAACCCAAAAATAAAAACGATAGCACAAAAAATAGAAGGTTTGATAAAAAATGCGGGGGTTCATGCTTCAGGCATCGCTATCTCAAGACAAAAACTTACTGATATTTGTCCTCTCCAAAAAACGAAAGAAGGCGAATTAGTCTCTTGTTATGATATGAAGTGGGTGGCAGAGATTATGGTTAAATTCGATATCTTAGGACTGAAAACCTTGACTGTGTTACACGATGTTTGCGACCAAACAGGAGTTAAACTAGACGAAATAGATGTTCGTGATCCAAGCTTATACGTCCATTTCCAAAATTTAGAAAATCCTCAAGGACTATTTCAGATTGAAGCTGACACCAACCTGCAAGTGTGCCAAGAAATCAAACCCAGAAACCTCGATGACGTTAGCGCTGCGGTAGCTATAGCGAGACCAGGTGCCTTGCAATTTAAAAGCCCTTATGCCAAATATGTGAAAACAGGAGAATTCCAAGGGCAGCATTCGTTTTTTGATGGCATATTATCTTATACAGGAGGTAATTGTTTATACCAGGAGCAAATGATGAAAATGGCTGTCGCCGTTGGATTTACGTTAGATGAGGCTGAGTTGTTGAGAAGGATAGTGGGCAAAAAAAAGGTAGACCAAATGCCTTTGTGGAAAGATAAGATCTCAGACAAAATAAAAGAAAACAAGCTCGATCCCGAGATAGGAGATATCTTGTGGAAAATCGCAGAGGATAGTGCAAATTATTCGTTCAATCGATGTTTAAGTCCTGATACAGTAGTAGAGACGAGCATTGGTCCTATGTGTTTGTTTCAACTTTCTCAAGGCGATTTCGTTAAAAGTCATGATGTCGATAATGATAAAGACCATTTCGTGGAAGTTTTAGGTGTCCACGAAAATGAAGTGGAATTATTTGAGGTGGAGATGGAAAACGGTTCCGTAATAAAATGCTCTATGAACCATAAATTCCTTTGTTCCGACAAAAAAATGAGGCCCCTTAAAGAGATTATTTCTAACGGCCACTCTATCGTGTGTAACGAAACTACAAAAGTTAAATATTATAAGTCGATAGGAGAGCAAAAAACATTAGATTTAGAAGTAAACCATAAAGATCACAATTTTTATGCAGAGGATCTGGTTGTTTCTAACTCACATTCTATTTCGTACAGCGTGTTGACTATGTGGACTTTATACATGAAGTTTAATCATACTATCGAATTTTTTGCTGCGTTGCTGCGAAACTCTAAACACGAGCAAGACCCGTTTGAGATCGTAAATAAGATATCTAAAGAGCTTAATTATTTTGAGATACCGTTTTTGAGGCCAGACTTAGCTAAAAGTAAAATGGATTTTAGCATAGAAGGAAACGGTATTCGCTATGGGTTAAACTCTATCAAAGGAGTAAGCGAGAGAAGCTTGGAGGCTATCATTGAATTCAGAGATTCAGAGGCGACAAATAAATTTGATGTTTTTGTCGCGGCAAAACAAGCCAAGATAAATATTGGGGTGCTAAGTGGTCTTATACAAGCAGGGGCTTTGAGCAGCGCACACAATGATAGAGCTTATATGGTGTATGAAGCCCAAGTATTCAACACTTTAACAAGCCGAGAAAAAAGGAACTTCCTGATTCTGGGTCCTCAATACGATTACGACTTATTTAAAATATGGAAAGAGGAAGTGAAAGAAGGGCCTAATATAGCAGATGACGGAAAACCCCTTATCAAAGAGTCGAGGATAAATACTATCAAGGAAAAATGTTTAAAATACAGGGAGATTTACGTCAAAAACAATAAGAACGTAGATTTTGCGAATTGGTTTTTTGAAAGAAAATTACTAGGTTATAGTTATTCCGCAAGATTGAAAGACATTTACGAAAACTCCCAAATGAGAATCGGGATAGAAGAGATAAGCGAGAGACCTCAGAACGCAGATTTTTACGTCATAGGAATCATCACGAGCGTTTCTAACGGAAGAACGAAAGTTAAAAATGAAAAATATTGCAGATTTTCTTTGAGCGACGAAAAAGGGGATATTACTTGTTTTATATGGAATGACATGTTGACGAGATTAGAATACGATGGTATAAGTTTAGAAAAGGAAAACATCGTATCCGTGAGAGCGAAAAGGGGAAGGACCGACGCTATTACGATAAACGACCTAAAGATTTTGGACGATAAAATATTTATGAAACTTTCTGATTTAAAATGACATATAAACTGACGCCAATGGCAGAAGAGGTAAAGCAAAGCGCTATCGATATAGCGATGTCTTGCGGACACGACGTATTGCAGCTGGAGCATATGTTAACCGCGTTATGCTCTTGCGAAGAAGCTAAAACTATTATTCTTTTGCATGAAGCGGGTATGGATGTTAAAAAGTTTTCCGATTGGATGACGGAAAGTTATTTTTCAGACAGAGGGGCAACCGACGCGATTCCTGAGGTAGGACCCATGGTTGAAGAAGTTTTCGCTCATGCTGCTAAATTTGCAGAAGAAAGCGGCGAAGGTGACGAGTGGATTTCTGTTGACCATATGTTCGTGGGCGTCATTAGTCTCTCTGATCATTTAGAGCCTATGGTTTTAGATCGGTTGGATTTTGATTATAAGAAATTTGAAGAAGATTTAGCTAAATATCTCAAAGGGGAAACTTTTATAGAACAAGGGGAGAGAGGGGGAGACATGGCGAAACCTATTCCTTCTGGAAGGACTGCTAACTTGCAAAAATACGGAACAAACTTAAACGACAAATGCGAGGGTGATGAGTTCGATTTTTTGTTCAGAGATAGCGAGCTGGCTAAAATGGAGTTTATTTTAAACAGGAAAAACAAAAACAACGTGCTTATCACGGGGGAGTCAGGAACAGGAAAGACCTCTATAGTCGAGTGCTTGGCGCATAGGATCGCTAACAATAAGTGCAGCCACTATTTAGCTAACAAAGTCATCTTTTCTTTGAGCTTGACCTCTATGGTTTCAGGCAGCAAACACAGAGGGGATTTCGAAGAGAAACTAGAAGCTATAATCAGAGAAGCGAAAGACCCCTCTGTTATTCTTTTTCTTGACGAGATACATACCATTATTGGGGCAGGAGACTCAGAAGGAGGCTTGGATGCCGCCAACATCTTAAAACCTTACTTGTCTAACGGGGATATCACTATCATAGGTTCTACTACTTATTCTGAATACAGGGGGAAGATCTCAAAAGATAAAGCTTTAGACAGAAGGTTTGACATAGTAAAAGTAAAAGAACCTTCTGAAAGCGATGTTTTAGGAATGCTTAAAAGTAAAATGGCCTCTTTCGAAGATTACCACACAGTAAAGATTGGAGAAAAAAACTTACAAACGATAGTGGGCCTTTCGTCGACATATATGAAAAGCTTTCGGTTTCCTGATAAGGCTTTTGATTTGTTAGATTTGGCTTGTAGCCACTGCAAGATCAAAAAAGTCAAAAAGCCAAAAAAACTAATCGAGGAGGAAAGCGATCTGATAAAAATACTATTAGATGAAGAGGCCGATAAAGACATTCAATCGGAACGTCTACTTCAATACAGAGATTCGTATGAAAACTGGATAAAGAAGACTAAAAAAAACAAAGTCTCGTTGAAAGAAGAAGACATTATAGAGGTGCTGTCTCAAAAACTAGATATACCAAAAGACAAATTCTCTAGGGACGGTTCTGAAAAATACATAAACCTCGCTTCTAGAATCAAAAAACGAGTGTTTGGCCAAGATGTGGCGGTAAACAAAATATGTAAAAGTTTAATTCGTTATAAGAGCGGACTCAGAGACGAATCTAAACCGATTGGAAGTTTTTTGTGCTTGGGGTCGACTGGAGTAGGGAAAACTCACCTAGCTAAAATAATAGCAAAAGAAGCCTTCGCCGGAAATGACAATTTTATAAGATTAGACATGTCTGAATACTCAGAAAGCCATAGTGTCTCAAAGCTAGTAGGTTCGCCACCTGGATACTCAGGGCATGAAAGAGGAGGAGCTTTAGTAGAAAAAGTATACAACAATCCTCATTGCGTTGTCCTTTTTGATGAGATTGAAAAATCTCACGAAGATGTCCAAAGAGTTTTACTTCAGATTTTAGAGGACGGTAAACTAACGGACTCTATTGGAAGGGAGGCTTGTTTTAATAACTGCATTGTAGCTATAACAGGGAATATAGCCTCTGATTTACTTGTGAAAACTCAGGCTTTAGGTTTCGGAGGCAATATAGGGGAGAAAGAGAGGAAGGACTCCGCTTTTACGGCTTTGAAAAAGAAAATGCCGCTGGAGCTGATCAATAGGTTCGATGACGTGATATTTTTTGAGAATTTAAAGGAGGACGATTTCAAGAATATTATAACGTCGGAATTGTCAATTTTATCGCGACATAAAGATGTGAGAATTAGTTTCGATAAGTCTGTATCTGATTTCGTTTACCAAGAGAACAAAGAAAACGAATTCGGAGCGAGACAAATAAAAAGATTTATACAAAGAGAGGTTTTAGACCCTTTGTCCTTATATCTTTTGAGAAACAGCAAAAGGAAAAATATAAAAGTCTCATTTGATTTTGATAAAAAAGAAATTTTGATGCCTTAAGAGTGTATATATTCTATATGGGAATAGTTTATAATGGAAATAATCCTATGATTTTGTCTCAGATAATACATCAGGAGACGGACACGGGGTTTTTGGCCACAGGCTATAACCCTCAAATAACGGGTTTATTGTCGACAGGAAACATAGGGGACGAGGCGGTCTTAAGAGACCACGCAGTGAGAGAGCTTTTCAGAAGTCTTTTTTACCATAACCTATCCTCTTTTATTACTGATAGTTATGACGTAGGATTTCGACCCGAAACCTTTACAGGATTATATTCTTAAATTTTTATTGAAAAACGAAGTTAGAAATACATTATAAAATAAAATGTCAGAACCAAAAGAAAACACCATCGGAGATTTGAAGCTTCGGCTTTCAAACATGCTTATCAATACAGTCGCTTTAAGTGAGGCTTTGAATGTTCTAAGGGACGCTTGCGTTAGTCGGGCTGGTCAGATTATAGACTCCTCGAACGAAACAGAACTTGCGAACGTCAAAGCTAAACTAGAAGGCTACGAGGCCGAGCTAGAAAAAGCAAATGCGAGCGGTCCATCTGGACCGACTACAGGACCAGTGGAAGCAGAGGTCGAAAAAGAGACACAAGTAGTAGAGTTTCCTTCTACTGGTCCATCGGCAAGCACCGGTCCATCAGGAGACAGCGGTCCGTCAGGGCTTTAACAACTCATCAGACATATAACGTAAAGCGAGAGCATGAAAATGTTTTCGCTTTTTTTTGTGGAAAAATT